CAAATGATAAAGTAGAGTTAAATACAATTTTTGTAATACATATTTCAAATAAACAATATACATTTGCATCATCAGAAACGAAGTAATAACAATTAAAAGATATACGATTATGACACAAGAAACATTTAAACTGATAGACGCAGTTCAGAGTGAAAGTATAGAAGGCCAATGGGGCGTAGTACAAAACGTCAATACACATGATTATTTTGGCACTAATGAAAGTATAAAACTTGATGGGCAATACTTGTATGTGTATCAAAAGAGAGATGGGTACTTCTGTTTTATAAGCAAGTTTAAGCCTACCTATACATTGACCGTAGCAGATGACGAAGACATCAATATCTACAAGATTGATTAAGTTTAACCAGCAGGGCGAAAGCCCTGCGCAATATATACGATTATGAAAGAGTATGATAAAGCAATAGTTAGTTGCAAACGAATAGCACATAATCCATGTGGGCCAGACGAATACGAAGTGACAATTAAGCCTCATGGCGAACCCGAACAAGTGATATATACACTTGCTGGTCCTTTTGAAAGCGATGAAGCAATTTGTGACAGAATTTATCGTCAGTGGTTAAAAGAACAAATATAATAATCCGGTAGCCTTCTGGCTACCACAATATACACGATTATGAAAGCAGATTTAGTTTTAATCATAAGTCCCGAAGCCCCACTGATGAAGCAACTGAGCAAAGTGTTGGGTGAGATGGTAACCCCTTATGACTTCTCTACTATAGAGGGGCGAAAAGTACATCACGATACAGCATGATGAAACAGGTCTTGTAGTGGCTTATACGAGTAAAGAAAGATTGAATGCTAAACTTTAAATATAGATTAATATGGAAACATTGGATAATGAAGGGTGGATAAAGATTGCTGATTGCATTCCTCCCGTTAACGAAAAGGTGAAATTACATACCGGTGACTATGAATATACTGGCGATGTAGATAAAGATGGTGAAGTTTGGGTGTGTTTAGGTTTAAGTGACGAAGAAGAGTATTACAGCAATTTGGATGATGGATATATTACGCATTGGAAACCAATAAATAAAAGCGTATGAATAGAGCAGATGTAATCACGTATTTTGTAATGTTTGTTTTCATTTCAGCTTCTTATGTTACAAAATCAATTAGCAAAACAGATTGCTTATTGTGTATTATCAGCATGACATTGATATACATATTACTTGTGTTGTGTAGAATTAAAAGCAATATTGAAAAACGTAAATAATTATGAGAACCGAAGATATTGAAGCGATGGCAGATATATTTCAAGAATATGGTATTTCTACATCTGTAGAAATAATCGAGAAAGTTACAAGTGATTTTATAGACCACTTGGATGCAATGCGAGATATGGAAATGGCACCTTTTATGAATAATGGCGGTGAATCAGATTTTCAAAAAGTATTAAGATTAGAGCGTGAATTAAGCCAAGTTAAAACTGAATTTGCGAGAATATCTAAAGAAAATCAAGTTTTCCATGATAGCGTGATGCAAAGACGAAATGCTTCTGAAGTTTGGATTGAAGATAACACAGTAAAATATAGCTTATGAGCTCAATAAACAAAAACGGTTGCAGCGTATGCCAACCAGGTAAAGAGAATTACACTACCTACAACACCAAGTTGAGAGGTAAGAGAGTGAGAATGTACCAGTACGACTATCGTACTGAAAGCGGTGAGTTGTTTTCTTGTTGTGCGCCTACCTTAGAAGCGTGCAGAGAGAAAAGAGATACCTATCTGAAAAAGATTTTGTGACTTAAAACTAATTGTCACAGATAGAACTTGTATATATTTCGTTATCTTTGGTTGTGGTAGTACCTTTGGAGTACTATCGCGGGGTGTAGCAGTGGTAGCTTTTCACTTTGACTTGGTGAAGGTCGGTTGTTCGATTCAGCCCCCCGCAACTATTGAGTATTAATTTAAATTTGACACGATTATGAACATTCTTACATTAAGCATCAAACAGAAGTATTTCGATGAAATCTTAGCGGGCAAGAAAACCCACGAATTTCGTGAAATCAGGCCCACTAATGCAAAGAAATATATTACTTACCTATGTGGCGGCAAAGAATATCCGGCTGATGCAGAACTGCCCGAAGAAGGTGAAGTAGAATTGAAACCTATCAAGTACGATGCAATCAAGCTCCTGACAGGTGCATATACGGGTAAACGTCCTTATATTATCGTTGAAGTGAAGACAGCAGAAGCAGTTATTCTCACAGATGAAAACGGTAATGATATTGTTTACGAACATCAAGGCGAAGAGTATCTTGCCGCACAAATGGATTATACTTTGGGCAAAATATTAGAGAAACATATAGATTGATTTGTTTAACTTTTAAAATTAGAAAGCAGAGTCGCAAGAAGAATTAACAGAGTAGCCGGGCCTCGCAGAAATATGAACGGTGCAGGGGCTGGTGGTAGATTGGTTGCCAGACGTGGCGGTGAAGCTGGTACATCACAGTTGGGGTCACGCAGACAGCGTTATAGTGATCTTCGTACTTCATTTGGTTTAAGTGGTGGTTAGCTATGAACATAGTAGAACAAGCGAGCCGGTATATAGACCTCATTCGGGTAAAATCGAATGAGGCTTTACTGTTTTTATCACTTGGTAAAGATTCGCTTGTTCTGCTTGATTTAATCTATCCGAAGTTTGACCGGATTGTTTGTGTGTTCATGTACTTCGTCAAGGATTTAGAGCATATTAACCGTTGGATAAACTGGACTAAAGCCAAATATCCGAAGATAGAGTTTGTACAAGTGCCTCATTGGAATCTTACCTACATTCTTAGAGGTGGCATGTACTGCGTACCTAATCCGAAAGTAAAGTTGCTGAAACTTGCTGATGTGGTAAAAGCTATGCAGCTTGCTCATGGTGTTTATTACACATTCATGGGTATGAAAAAGGCTGATGGAATGAATAGGCGTTTGATGCTGAAAGTCTATGAGGCAAATAGTTACGAGAATAACGGTATGGTTTATCCTTTGGCTGACTGGACACAGAAAGATATTCTTGCTTATATGAGGCAGCATAATTTACCCGAACCAGTTCGGTATTCATTGAAAGCCAGTTCGGGAGTAGGCTTCAATCTTGATTGTATGCTTTGGATGGAGAAGAATTACCCGCAAGATTTACAGAGAATTTACAAAGTTTTCCCAATGGCTGAAAGGGTGCTTTGGGAGTATAATAATCAACAAAAACAATAGGAGGAAAGCCGAGTCAGAAGAAAATCAATTGATGATATTGCAGAGCAAAGATACAGACTATCTCGTACTTTAACGGGTAATAGGCTGAACAGAGTAAACTCTATTGCAAGAAAGTATATTCGATACATTGAACGAACCTTTGGGTATAACGAGGGGAAACAACAAGATGGCGCGAGAAAAGTATCTCGAAGAATTTATATGGGGTTAACTAATGGATGATATGGAATTATCAAAATACATAAAGAGTGAATCGGTGGAACTTAATCGTTCTGCCATTCACTTTGCGGATTATAATCCCCGAAAACTATCCGATGAATCACGTAAGACACTGAAACGTGGCATCAAGAAATTCGGATTGGTAGGTGGAATAGTTGTGAATAAGCGTACTGGTCTTACCGTAGTCAGCGGGCACCAGCGTTTGTCTGTCATGGGCGAATTGCAAAAGTTTCCCGATAACGACTACCGTATTCGTGTCGATGTCATAGATGTGGACGAAAAACAGGAGAAGGAATTAAATATTCTGATGAACAACCCGAACGCACAAGGTACATGGGATTTTGATGCTCTTGCACAGATTGTTCCTGACATTGATTGGAAAGATGCTGGTCTGACTAATGCCGACCTAAACATGATTGGTTTTGATTATCTGTTACAGACTGAAGAAGAGACTTCCATCGCTGATGCTTTGTCTGATATGATGGCACCTGTTTCCGAACAGAAGGAAGCCGATAAAGCTGCCAAGCAATTAGAACGCGCAGAGAAGGTTGCCCACATGAAAGAGGTCAAGCAGCAGGTGAAAGAGAACGCACAGAAAACAGCCGAGGATATGGATGCTTATGTGATATTGTCCTTTGATACCTATAAAGCTAAATCCGCTTTCTGCGAAAGGTTCGGGTATGACCCTGATATGAAGTTCATAAAGGGAGAAGTATTCGATGAACAGGTAGAAAGGATTGATTAAATAGGAAGGAAGGTTGAGTCAGAAGAAAAAGTTTGAATGAATTAAGTGCACAATTTCGTAGATTAGAGGCACAGGCTCGTAGAACTCAAAATGGTTATGAAAACAATCCAAGAGCTGCACGAGTTATAAATGCGTTTGAATCATCTATGAAGCAAAGAGGCATTTGGTTCTTTTCTGATCGAAATAAAAGAATTGGGACGGGTCGATTTTCTTTAAGTAACGGATAAATATATGAGTAATAGTGAATCTAAAAGCAGAAAAGGTAAAGGAGGAAGAAAGCCTAAGTTTGACTATACAAGCGAGGACTTTCTTTCTCTCGTAGAATCGTATGCTAGAAAGGGGTTCACAGATAAGGAAATAGCCTACTCTTTGGGATTATGTCCCCAAACATTCTGTGAGAAGAAAAGCGAGTACTCCGAATTATGCGAAGTATTAACGCGTGGGCGGGCGACTATTACGGCAGCAGTCAGAGCAAAGTTCCTTGCAATGGCAATGGGTGGTGTTAGGGTTAAAAGCGAAACTCGTAGATTTGTTCAAGAGAAATGCCACTGCATGGGAGAAGATGAAAAATGCCCAGATTGTGGCGGAACCGGATGGGTAACGCTTACTGATAAATCCATTGTTCAAGAAACAATAAGCGAACTTGCTCCGAGCCTACAAGCGCAGTCTGTCATTCTGTATCATTATGACCCGGACTGGAAGAATGTTGAGCGTAAGCAGGATGATGATGAAGATAACGAGGTCGATATTGATGAATCTAAATGGATAACAAATGCCGGTAATTAAAACGCAGGAAATATACAATCCCTTATATCTGTTGTTGGGAAAGATTATGATATTCCTTGTGACAGGTGGTCGAGGCAGTGGTAAGTCATTTAATGCTTCCACCGCTGTACAGCGTTTTACTTACAAGAAAGGACACAAGATTTTATATACTCGTTACACGATGTCTTCTGCCGAAATTTCCGTTATTCCAGAATTTCAAGAAAAGATAGATGCTGACCATCATACTAAGGATTTTAGAACTACTTCACGAAAGGTTGTCAATCGTAGAACTAAAAGCGAGGTACTGTTTCGTGGAATTAAAACATCTTCTGGGAATCAAACGGCAAAATTAAAATCCATTCATGGTATAACTGGATTTGTTGTAGATGAAGCGGAGGAATGGGTCTCAGAGGAAGATTTTGAAAAGATAGCTCTTTCTATTCGCGAACTGAATGCAAAGAACTTTATCATTATCATCATGAATCCTGCCGATTCCAATCATTGGGTTTATAAGAGATTCATAGAGAATACACACAAGATAGAATATTACGATGGCGTTCCTGTACAAATATCCACTCACCCTAACGTGTGTCACATACATACAACTTATTTGGACAATTTAGACCATCTTTCTCCACAGTTTATCGAGGAAGTGCAGCGTATGAAAGAAGAGAATCCCGAAAGGTACGCTCATGTAGTTATTGGTCGTTGGGCTGACGTTGCAGAAGGCGCGGTGTTCAAAAAGTGGGGAATTGTTAAGGAGTTTCCTGCTTATGCCAAGAAAGTGGCTCTTGCTTCCGATTGGGGATATACTAACGATCCATCAACTGGCATCCGTTGCGGTATTGTAGATAACCGATTGTATGTTGATGAATTATTTTATGAGACTGGCATGCTCACTAATGCCATTGCCGAAAAGCTAAAACCATGGGGATTGAAAGTCTATGGTGATAGTGCCGATCCTCGTTTGGTTCAGGAAATCAAAAATAGGGGTGTGAACATCTATCCGGTAGATAAATTCCCCGGTTCAATTAAAGCCGGTATTGATAAAATTCATGAGATGGAACTATTCGTTACAGAACGTTCGTACCATATCATTGAGGAACTCCGTAAATATGTTTGGGATAAAGACAAAGACGGTCACTATATTAATGAACCGATAGATGCTTGGAATCACTGTATCGACCCTATTAGATATTATATCTTGGGGCACATTTTAGGACGTATTTTGAAACCGAAAGATTTAACTGGAATATTCACACACTAAAAAATAGAGCAGAGTCAAAAGTTTAGAAGAAATATTAGCATTGCCTGATATTGGGCAGAAAATAAGTTACCTGAAAAAAGGTAGAAAGACCGAACTTCCTGACCGTTGTAAATTGTGGGAAGACTGGAATCCTAAATGCCATGAAATCATGGTGGATAAAGAGAAGTACCCAGACAGAAAGGTTCTTGAGAAGGAAGCAGAGAAACACTTTGATGAAAAGACTGGTAAAACTTATGAAATCGAAGCAAAGTATAAGACCGAACCAGTGAACCGTATCTCTATTCCATTGGAACAGGATATAGTAAACATCCAAACAGCCTTCACAGTCGGAATTGAACCGTCAATGGATTGCACTCCTGCTGATGACGAAGAAAAAAAACTGCTGGATGCTGTTAAGGCTGTATTTAAATCAAATAAAACTAAATATCAGAACAAGAAAATTGTTCGATCTTGGCTTTCCGAGCAGGAAGTGGCTGAATATTGGTATGCAACTGATGATGATTCGTTTTGGATTAAATTCTGGAATAAAGTTAAGACTACCTTTGGAGGTAAGGTAAAGCCTACCAAGAAACTGAAAAGCGTATTATGGTCTCCGTTTAGAGGTGATAAGCTCTATCCATTTTTTAATGACGAGGGGGATTTGATAGCTTTCTCTCGAGAATATAAGAAAAAACTTATGGACGATTCTGAAATTACCTGCTTCATGACTATTACCGACAAAATGGTTTATCAATGGGATTTGTCTAAAGGCTACGAGGAAAGACCAACCTTTGCACATGGATTTAAGAAGCTGCCTGTTATATATGCTTACCGTCCTGAACCTTATTGCGATAAGATTAAGACTTTCCGGGTTCGGTTGGAGAAGCTATTATCCAACTATGCCGATTGCATAGACTACCATTTTTTCCCATTGCTTAAATTAGTCGGGGACGTAGAGGGTTTTGTCGGGAAGAATAAAGATAAAATCGTAAAACTCACAGGGGAAGGCGCGGATGCTCAATATCTTACGTGGAACCAAGTTCCGGAAACTGTAAAATTTGAAGCTGAAACTTTGACGAATAACGCTTACGATATGTCAAACACTCCAAGAATATCTTTCGAAACTCTGAAAGGCGTTGGCAAGGCTTCCGGTACAGCTTTTCGTTTTATGTTTATGGGAGCACACATGGCAGTTTCCAATCATGCAGAAGTAATAGGCGATTTCTTGCAACGAAGAGTGAATTTCCTTGTTACCGCTTTAGGCGCTATTAATCCATCCGAGTTCAGTAAGGCATCACAGACTATTGATATAGAAACGGAAGTTGTTCCATTTATGATTGATGATTTAAATGATAAGGTGACTACTGCTGTTTCCGCTGTCAGAGGTGGCATCTGGTCAACACGTGAAGGAATTATGTTTGCGGGTAACTCTGATCGAGTGGAAGAGGAACTTGCGGAAATAAAGGAAGAGCAGGTGATACAAAATGAAAATATGAAAAATAGAACAGAAATTTGACCCTTAGTCAGAAAAAATACGGGGGTTATAATTTTAGTACAAGAAAAATAGGATATATAGCAGCGGCTCAAATAGCTTACGCTATATGTTCTATTATAGCATCAATCTACTGCTTCATATCGCTTACGGATACTTTTTACATCATATTTGTGACAATTGCTCTGATGTCACAGATGAAAGTCTTAAATGTTTACTAATCAACTGTATTAGCGGTATTTTTACTTTCGAAAAGTAAATTCTAAATTTAATAATTCATACGGTATGAAAGGAAAAATTTTAGTAGCACTAAAAACGAAGTATAAAACCTTTGGGTTTGGCGACAAGGCGTTTGACGGGGTGGCCGACTACTTATCAAAAACCGTTACAGAAGAAAGTCAAATAGAAACCGCTATTAGTGGGGTCGAAGGACTTTTAAAAGCTTTTCAAGGAGACATTGACACTGTTAGAAACGAAAAATCGGGTCTGCAAAAGCAATTGGACGAATTGAAAACGAAAATCGAGAATCCTAACCCAAAGCCGGAAGAAAAGAAAGATGATGTGCCTGCATGGGCACAAGCCTTGATTGATTCCAATAAGAGCCTTTTGACAGAGGTTTCCACCTTGAAGCAAGAAAAGCTGCAAGCTACCCGTCAAGAGCAGATTATGGCAAAGGCTAAGGAGTATGGTATTCCCAAAAACTACGCCAAACGATGTGCCATTAAGGACGATGAGGACTTGGATGTTTATTTCAAGGACTTGAAACAGGAGTTCGCAAATGACGGATTCGAAGGCGTAACCCCTCCCGAATCAGCAGAAACGAAGATTGAGAAAGAAAACGAATCTATCGCCAGTATGATTAATGAGGGCACAAAAACTATTGTTGAATCTAAAAATTAAAATTTATGGCAGCAGGTACTAAGTATAACTTGACCCCGGAGTACAAACCGGAAGAGTTTTATCGTGTGGATACGGGTGTCAGAAAGAGTGGGCCTTGGAAGTTGGATATTGCCAATCTTGTTGTAGGCTCTGTTCTTCCTGTATTTACGCCCGTACAAGCGGACTTAAAGAAACGTACTATCGTTCCTGTCCGTAATATGAAAGTGGTTGAAGCGTACACAACAGGTGAATCCGCTTTGTCTATTAAAATCGCAAAAGGGTCTTTGGCTTACATCGGAATGTTTGTAGGTAGTGGCAAGAAAGGCGCAGAAGTAACCGCTATTGATAAGTCTAACGCCAATTATGATGTTTTGACTATCAAGGCCGCTTTTGGCGAGAATATCGCTAAAGATGCGATTTTGTTTGAGGCTACTGCGGTTGCTGGAACAGCAAAGAAGAATACAGCAAACTTTGTTCTTTTCGATGAAAAGAAAGTAGAAGATGATGGTCCAGTTCTTTGCACACTTCTAATGCAGGCGTATGAGATTAAAGAGCCTAAACTCCCTATGCCTATTCATGAATTGGATAAAGAGGGGCTTACTGACCGTTTCCAATTCGAGTATTAATCTTAAAAAAGTAGAGTTATGAATTTGACTATACAAACTTTGTTTACAGATCCTCAAATTGTAAATGCGGTTATTGATCGTGTTTTACAAACGAGATTGGATAGAATATATTGGCAGCAATATGGTTCATTCCTTGAAACTAAAACTCGTGTATTCAAGACGTATCTTGGTACAGTTACAGGAGTGATGGCAGGCTCTATCATTGGCAAGAACGATCAGAAACCTATTCGTGAAAGACGGTCGCTTGGAAGCGGTTATACTGAGATTGCTTATTTGGGAGACCGTTATCAGATGGATATTGAACGGCTGTCCCAATTGCAGGACATCCTTGACAAGTTCAATGCGGCCAATACTGCCGATCAGCGTACTATCTTGAATGAAATTATAGATTTCATATTTGATGATTATCGTCAAATCCTGCTTGCTCCTCACAAGCGTATGGATATTGTCGTTCCCGAGCTTCTGATGACCGGTAAGGCTCAGGTTCACTTGGCTGACAACAAGGAAAACATTGAGTTGCTTGATATTGAACTACCGTTCCATTTCATCACTCCGACAGTAGCGGAAAAAGCGAAATTTATCTCTTACTTGCAGCAGGAGATTCAGAAGCTTAAAGCCAAATACGGTGTGTTCTCCAAAATGATTATGTCTCGTAGCACATTTGCTAAGAACATTATCGGTTCCAGTGAGTTCGGTGACAAGTTTAAGATGAATCTTACCGCTAATGAAATGTACCTTTCTACTGGGTTGATAACATCACAACTTGCTTCTACCATTTTTACGGGCATCGGTCTTCCTGCAATCGAAATCAAGGAAGATTACGTAGAGAATCAGAACGGTGAAAACGTACAGGTTTACTCTGATGATCGTATTACCTTATTACAAAATGATAACGTAATGCGTATGCGCCATCACAGGCCTTACGTAATGACCGATCCTGTTCCGGGGCGCACATATAACCAAGCCGAAGGCCAGATGTCCGTATGTAACTATCGTGATGAGGAAGGTAGATATATGGAGTACACCGCTGAATGGATTCCTGAGTTTATCGCTCCGAATAAGATTGTGAATTTCGACCTTTCAAAAATGAACGCATGACGGTAAACGAATACATATCACAGAAGTTTCAGTCTTTCAGCATTCAGTTGTCGGAGGCTGATCTTCTGGATATGTGTCTGAACTCGAAGATAAGCGGAGAGGATGAAATGAACAATGATTGCTACGATCGTGTCTCTGTTGCGATTGCGAAGTTCATACCCTCTCTTTTGCTTCGTGCTACTTCAATCAGTGAAAGCGGTTTTTCGATGTCTTGGGACATTAAAGGAATTAAGGACTACTATTCATTTCTGTGCAAACAGTATGGATTGACTGATGAATTAACGGATAAACCTAAAGTGACATTCTTATGATATTCGCTCCACACATATTGCAGGTTAAGGTTATCACCCCGATGGATAAGGATGAGTTCGGAAGATCTATTCCTGGAACCGGTGGTGAAAGCTGGCAGGATGTATGTAAATGCCGTTGTGATGATGTGAGCGCGGAAAAGAAAGTATCTGTCAATGGTCTTCTGTATGATTTCAAGTACAAGGTAGTCTTTGATAAACCGTCAAAGGTTGAAGCAGGAGCAGAAGTTCGTTGCTTAAATTTTGACGGAAGCATAAGGGGTGAAGGTGTTGTTAAAAGTCCTTTGGAGACTAACTATTTCCCATACAGAGTGATATGGTTGGAGTAGATTTTGATTTTTCGGATATAGACGAGTTCTTCAATGAGGGAGAATCGGAAGTTCTTTCTGGTATGGAAGAAGAAGGAGAGGCTTTTGTTGAAGATGCTAAGAAAACCGGAAGTTATACAGACCGAACAGGGCATTTGAGAGCATCAAACGGATATGAGGTTGACAGGTCGGGCTTAACGTTGAAAAATGAAGCTGAATATGCGTCATTCGTGGAGTCTAAAGGCTTTGAAGTTGCAGGAAGTGCAGCGATAAGGACAGAAAAAAGATTGAAAGATAGATTTGAACGATGATAGTAACTACTGACATAGGAAACATTCTTTACCGGGATTGCAAGGCTTTCGGGATAGGGGAGATTTATCAAAAAGGTAATATTCCACTTATTCCTGATGATGCTGATTACCGGATGAAAACGGAACGAATTGTTATCCGGCCTAAAAGCCAGTCTCCTGATACTTATTGGAAGAAAGGTTTCGTAGAAGTAAACTTGTGCGTTCCTGATGTTGGTATAGGTATCGCTAATCTTATCCGAATAGCAGAACTTGAACATCAATCTGTTGAAATATTAGGAGATGTTGTAAATTCCTATAACGGTATTCCTTATCAGTATTCTATCGAATCAATCGGTACAGAAGTGGACACAGCTTTGAAGTGTCATTATGTGAATGTAAGGATTTTATTTGAAGTATTAAATGTAAACTAATATGGCTAAGAAACAGTATATCGGAATTAAGCGTATATGGTACGCTGATGTGATTAATGCGGCTGTAACTGCTGCATCTATTAAGGCATTGATCGCTGCAAGCGGTGGTGCAAAAGAAGTGCTAAATTCTCACCAAGATACGTGGGGATATGAAGAGTCAGACCCGGAAACAACGGAATATGTCAATGAATTGACAGGGCAAACCTACTATATTGACAAGACTAAAAACAGTATCCCCACCATTTCTTTCACAATGGGTGAATACTCATATATGGAAAAAGCCGACTTGCAAGGTGGTGAAGCTATTACTGCAACAGGAACAAAGGCTTCTTCGGAAGATAATGCTGTGGGATGGAAACGCCCGGAATCAACCAATGTAATTGAGAAGGCTATTATTGCTCAAACAAAGACTGGCAACTATGTTGTTTTGACAAAAGCAAATATTGTTGCTAAGGGCAACTTTGTGGAAAAGAATATTGGTCTTGGAGTTACCGCTGTCGCATTGGAAAATAAGGGTATTGGATCTGAATTTTGGTTTGACCAGTCCGCGGTAGAAGGAGTTCAGGAAGCATCTATGAAGTAAATGTAAAAACAGTTTATTTAGGATGGCGGTGGGTGGTTGCTCACCGCCTTTTTAGTTTATGGAAAAGAACGCATCAAAAATAGTAAATGCATCCGTTTTAGGTAAGGATTTTGAAACGGTGTTTGTGAATGGAAATGCCTATGTAATCTATCCTCCAACAATTCACAGGATAGCAGGTGCTGGATATTATCTTTCAGATTTAAAGGATGGTGTTACAGTAATGGATATGCTTCGTTCTTTGAAAGATACAAAACAGGCTTCTTTAGCTTTATCATGGCTTATAAAGGGCGATGAAAGTCTTTCGGAAGAATTGGCTAATGGAGAGTTTGATGAAGTGGTTGAAGGGTTGGCTATCGGCCTATCCATGATATCAACAGAAAGTTTTCACAAGCTGTCAGTTTTAGCCAAGAACGTAGCAAATCTGACAGCAAATCAGAAGCAGTAGGAAATAACTGTTTGCTTGGACAGATTGCATCGTTCATGGAAAATCTGCATCTGTCTTATGATGAAGTCATGTATAAAATTCCGTACAGAAACATGGTAATAATGCAGAAAGACAAGCTTCATACTGTTTCTGGTGAAATTATGGAAGAAGTTTCTGAGGAAGAATATTTTAGAATAAAAGGTAAAACATTAAATAAACAATAATTTATGGCGAAACTTGTGTTTCATGTTCAGGCTGATTATGAAGAGGTTATAAAACTTCGTAATGAGATAGATAAACTAAAAAAAGAGCTGAAAAGCATGGACGCTACACGTTCTCCTGCTTCATTCAATGCTCTTAATTCTCAACTTTCTGCTTCTACCCAAAGGATGGAGGCATTGGTTTCCAGTGCTGCAAAGGTAGGTGCTGAAATGGAAACCGGATTCAAGAGGAAGATTTTTGATGCTTCTCAGGCGGTTAATGGTTTTACTGAAAAGATTATTGCTCAAAAGACTGTTGTTAAAGATGTGGAATATAATGTAAAACGTCTTGGTGATGCTTATCGTATAGCATTGAAAAGAAATCCATTATCAGCAAGTGGAAAGTTGGAAGAATACAATGCTGCACGCAGGGCTTTGGATGAAGAAAAGGCGTCTTTATTTGGATTGACGCAACAGCAAGCGGAAGCACGTCTGTCAGTAAAAAAACTTCGTGATGAATACGCTCTTTATAAGGATGATGTTAAAGATGTAGTAAATGCAAATGAAGGTTTTGCTATTTCTTGGAAAAAAGCATTGGCGATCATTGGCGGAGTAGGGGTATTGAAAGCATTAGGTTCTGAAATAGTCCGAGTACGGGGTGAGTTCCAATCTACGCAAACAGCAATTGAAACTTTAGTTGGCAAGGATATGGCTGGTAATTTGATACCTCAAATCAAAGAACTTGCTAAAATATCTCCACTTACCATGTCTGATATGGTGGGTGCTGAAAAAATGATGCTTGGATTTAATATTCAAGCAGAAGACACCATTAAATATTTGAAAGCTTTATCAGATGTGTCTATGGGAGATTCGCAGAGATTTAATTCTCTAACATTGGCTTTTTCCCAAATGTCTGCTGCTGGTAAACTTATGGGGCAAGACCTGAACCAGATGATTAATGCCGGATTCAATCCGTTGCAGATTATGGCAGACAAGACCGGAAAATCTATTTCGATCCTCAAAGAAGAAATGTCTAAAGGGGCAATATCTGCTGAAATGGTACAACAAGCGTTTATAGATGCTACTTCGGCAGGTGGCAAGTTTTATAATATGTCTGAGAACGCTTCGAAGACTATTAATGGGCAGCTATCTATGATGCAGGATGCAATAAACACAGTGTTTAATGAATTGGGTACTAAGTCGGAAGGCGTTATCATGGATGGTATTCAGATGACCACTTCATTAATTCAGAACTACGAAACTGTTGGTAAAGTATTGGCTGGGCTTGTTGTTACTTATGGAGCATATCGTACTGCTGTGATGCTTGTTACTGCTGCTGAAAGCAAGCATACCCTTGTGGAAATTGGACTTACTAACGCTCGTATATTGGCAAGGAAAGCACAACTGGCTCTTAATGCAGCTATGCTTACTAATCCTTATGTGGCAGTGGCTACGGTGGTAATTGGATTAACATCTGCTATGTGGGCATTGCATGATTCATCTACCGAAACGGAAAAAGCCCAAAGAAGGTTTAATGAACAGCAAGAGGAAGCTGCTAAACAGGCACAGGAACATAAACAGAAAATTGATGCTCTGATACAAAGTTCTCGTGATATTGCATTGTCTGATTTGCAGAGAGGTGAAAATTTGGCGGCGTTACGAAGTGAATATCCCAAAATATTTGCCCAATACGATATTGAAACGATAAAACTTGCTGATATACTTAAACTAAAGCAACAGATAGCAGAAGAAGATGCGAAACGAGTTGGAGAAAAGCAAGCTAAAAAACTTTCTGATATAGAGTCAGAAATAAAGTATTATGAAAATCTCCTAAAAACTTTGTCTGGTCAACAAGGTATTGATGGCTATGTGAAAAAGCTAAAAGAACTTCGTTCCACTCGTAATGTAATGTTGCAAGAAAAAGGGAAGAGTATTTCGGAACAGTTCATATCCAGTCTAAAGGATATTGATATTAGTGAGTTTGATCGCTATATATCTGAACTTGAAAAAAGAATTAAAGGACAAGGTGAGAATGGTTCTATAAAACTACGTTTGCCCATTGATGTGAAAGGTTCTTTGTCCGATGAAGCAATTTATAAGGTGAAAGATATTAAGACACTTATAGATACAGCTAAATCAACTAAGCAGACTCGTATTGAATCTGAAAAGAATAAGACTACTTATCAACAAGATTACGAGAAAGCCAAGAAAGACTGGGAAGAAGCTAAAAAGAAACTCTCAGAAATAGAAAAGGATAAGTCTAAGTTTACCTCAAAGCAATATGAAGAAGCTAAGAAACGAGCAGATACAACCGAAAAAGCTTATAAAGATTTAGGTGGAGTTACTGGAGGTTCATTAACCAAACAAGAAAATCAAGCTCAAAAAGAAGCAGAAGCTCAGATTAAGCAGCAAGAGAGGCTATCCGATCAGCTCCTTTCCCTCCGTAGAAAGAACCAGCAAAATGAAATCAACCTCATGGCTGAGGGTACTGAAAAGAAATTGGCACAAATAGACTTAGACTATCAGAAAGAACTGGATGCTATTCGAAAGCAGGAACAGGAATGGACAAAAGCCAATGGAGGAATACTTACTCAAGAACAATCTGCACAGATTTCCCTTTCATATTCACAGGCAGAAAATAAGCGTGACAAATCAATCTCTGATGTGAACAAAGAAGAGCTTGAAGCCATGAACCGCTATCTAAAAGAATACGGTACATTCCTACAAAAGAAAGAAGCCATTACAAAAGAGTACAACGACAAAATAGCCAAAGCCACTACCGAAGGTGATAAAAGGATGCTTCAAAAGGAAATGGCAGAAGCTATTCAAAACATTGATTTGTCTGAACTGAAAAAAGGAATGAATTGGGAACAAGTCTTTGGTAATCTTGACAAGGTTTCTACTGATACTTTGAAGAAGTTGAAAGCTAACCTTAAAGACTTTATATCATCTCAAAAGGATTTATCTCCTGAAAACCTTAAAGAACTGGTAGATGCTATCGAACGGATTGATGAGAAAGTTTCAGAACGTAATCCGTTTGAAGCCATGACTATTTCCTTTAAATCCCTTAAAAATGCCACTGATGCTCAACGTGAAGCGCAGGAAGCATATAACAAGGCTCTCAAAGAAGGTACGGATGAAGAAAAGAAAAATGCTAAGTCTACTCTCGAAAGTGCAAAGAATAATAAACAGAAAGCTTTGTCGGAAGCCACTACTGCCTTGCATAAAGGAGTTGAAGAGATAGGCCAATATGTGGATGCCGGTAATCAGGTTATCGGTATTATGGAAACGCTCGGTGTAAAGACCCCTGAATGGCTGGAAGGTACAATGTCGGGGTTTGGGGAAATGTTGAATGGCCTTGAAAGAATCGATCTAACAAAGCCTATGTCTATTGTTACCGGTGGTTTGCAGACTGTTAAGGGGGCGCTTACCTCCGTAATTTCTTTAGGAGGACTTATCCCTGGTCTTGGAGGTGCGGATTATTCCGGTTATGAGAAAATGAAAGCCCAATACGAACACCTTATAACTATTTGGGATGAACTCATAAATAAAAAAATGGAATACATTGATATTAACTATGGTACGGAAGCCATGAAAGCTGCGGAAGAAGCCGAGCAGCTTGTTAATATCCAAATAAGTAGACAGCGCCAATTGATTAAACAGCTTGCATCAAGTGGGGCAAGTATCGGGTCTCACTCATTGGGATATCGTATTGCAGAACGTCTTTCTCCGGAAGATTTTAAAAGGATATCGGATCTTGCAGGAGAAAAGATAACGGCGGAGTGGCAGCTTTGGGACTTATCTTCTGAAAAGATAGAAAAGATACTTACTGATGAAAAGCTCGTTTCTGTTTTAGACACTGTTAATAAGGATTTTGTTACTTACTTGCAGAATATTGCTGATTATGGAGATCAGCTTACTGAGATTGCAGAAAAGGAAAAAGAGGCTATCACAGGAATGAGTTTTGACGAATTTAAAAACGGATATGCTGATTTACTTTCTGATTTGGATAGCACTAATGAGGATTTTGCCGATAACTTTGAGAAGCATTTGCAAAATGCAATTTTTAAATCTCTTATTGCAAATGAATACAAAGACAAAATAAAAGAGCTATATGATACTTGGGCGAAGTATGGCGAAGATGGCCTTTCTGACAATGAAGTTCAACAGCTTCGTGATATGCAACAGCAGTTGGCCGATAGCTTGCTTATTGAACGTGACAAGCTAATGAACGCTTTTGGCTTGGATACGGATATTGAAAGAACTCAACAATCTCCAACTATGGGGTATTCCGTAGCTGCTTCTCAAGATAGTGTGGATGTATTGAATGGGCAACTTAATGCACAAAGGATAGGGGTGGAAGAAATTAAACAGCAAAACATCAATCAATCTCAATCACTTAATCTATTAACTGCCAAAACGGATGCCGTTCTTTCTGTTGATATTGAAACAAGAAATATAGCGGATGAGACACGAGATTTGATAGCTCAATCTTATCTTGAACTTGTACAAATTTCAGAGAATACAGGAAACTCTGCTAAGTATCTGAAAGAGATTAAGGCGGATATTGCAGAAGTAAAAAAGAATACATCAAATTTATAAATTATGAATGAGTTGTTGATAAACGGAAAAGATGCTTATACCACATGGGGTGTGAGAATGGGTCGTGGCTTCCTTGATGCAATCGGAGCTTCTTCCCCTATGAAAGATTTTATTGAAAATAAATCCCGGTTGGAACATGGAAAACAGGTAATTATCGCCAATCCTAAATTGGATGAACGAGAAATAACCTTGTCGTTCACTATTGAAGGAAGTTCTCAAACTGATTATCAAACAAAGAAAAAATCTTTCTTTGAAGAATTGTACAAAGGTGCAGTTGATATTCAAATTCCCGATAATAGCAATGAGATTTATCATCTGATTTATCTTGGGAAAAATATTACCTATGCGCAAAGTGCATATCGTAGTTTTGGCAAAGTTTCGATGAAGTTTTGCGAGCCAAATCCTGCCAATAGAACCTAATTTGTGACCTCCTTTCTGATGTCACGTTTGGAAGCTCTAATTTTTAGGGCTTCTTTTTTTTATACCCGAAATTTGATGTCGTTATGATAGACATCAAAGACATATCTGGAAAAATATTATTATCAGTTCCTATAACTGAATCTTGCGAACATGTGGAAGAACTCATGCAGTCCGACCATATTGTTTTGTCATGGAATTCGGATAAATCAGATATATTACCTATGGGGGCTTATATTGAATATGGCGGTGAAAAGTATTCTCTTCTTGAGCCATATTCTCCCATACAGAAGAGCGAGGAAGAGTTTTCCTACCAGCCTTTGTTTAAGTCTGTGGTTATGTATTGGGCTAAAGTCTCATTTTTCATGTACACTTATTCTTCCGATGATGTAATAATAGGTCGTGAACCGGATTGGACTTTAACGGATAATCCAGCAAACTTTATGTCGTCAATTTGTAAGGCGATTAAAAATGAGACAGGTGAGACTTGGACTTATACGGTTGATGCGTCACTTTCTGCCTCCGCTACATTGTCTTTTCAGTCGGTTGATATCTATTCTTCCCTGAATAGTATAGCTAATGCTTTTGAGACTGAATGGTGGATAGATAAAGCTAACAAGGTAATTCACTTGTCTAAAGCAGAACATGGAATTGCCGTTAGGCTTGAAGTTGGCAAGAACATTACAGTACCGACCGTTACAGTCGGTAAGGAGGGGTATTATACTCGTTTTTACGCCTTTGGATCTACAAGGAATATCGTTCAGGACTATGAAGGGGCTAATGTCAATAATTTGGTAAACAAACGTCTCACTCTTGATCCTGTTAAATATCCTAATGGGTACAAAGATATTCGCCCTGATTTAAAGCAAGGAGAAATATTTCAAAAGATATTAATATTCGACAATGTCTATCCTTCTTCATCTTTAGAAATATCCGATGTGCGTGTGCGTCTTATGTGGACTATCGGGGAAGATGGGGAAAAAGTTCAGGTAGGTACTGATAATGAAGGCAATCCTATATACGACCAATATTCAATATGGTATTTCAAAGTACCGGGATTTGTCTTAAACAACACTATTTACAGCAAGGACAACCCAGAAGGTATGTTGATTTCAGGAAAAGCCTTGTCTGTTCATTTTGAATCCGGCGCTCTTCAAGGAAGGGAATTTGAGCTTATTTATCATGACAAAGCGGAAACGGTATCAAGTGCTGACGGTACAAGTGTTATCCTTACTCCTGGGGATTATGAAATCAAGTTTAAGGAGGAAGGGACGTATATCATACCTGCTATAACGTCACTCATCCCTAATAATGGTGATGAGATTATCTTATTCAACATCCGCATGCCGGAAGAATATACAGGTTCTGCCTATTTGGAGCTTGAATCGGAAATGAATAAGGAGATATCACGTCTATCTTCTGATCTAAACAATTATCAGTTTTCATCTAACCCAATATCATTTAGTGAGAATAACCCTGATTTATCAATAGGCCGGAAAATTACCTATGTAAATGGAGGATATTCTTTCTCTACTCGTGTAATAAAGCTTGTTACCAAGATAGATTTTAAATACATTCAGTCTATTACAGTAGGCAATGAGAAGATTAAGGGAAACACTCAAGAATTGAAAGAAGAGGTTATATCCGCCAATAAGGATATAAACTTGCTTTCTGTTCTTAATGATATGACTACTTCCCTCACGCAGTCGTATAACAGAACCCAACAAATGATGTTGGATGGATTTGCAGCAATAAAGAATATCTGGCAATTCAAAGAAGATGAAAGTGGGGCTAAGTACGCTTATTCAAAATTCCCCGTTGTTACCGCCTACGGAGTAACCATGTACTCAGGTGCAGACGTTCAAGTCCCTTCAATCTACGAAGGTCTCCCAATAGACGGTGTGACAATCCAGTGGGTTGACGGAAAGCTTGTCGCAACAGGTGGAAAGGGTACTGCTAATGGTATAGTGGTCAATGGCAATACTTACACTCCTAATGAGGACGGAATAATCACCTTGCCTAATTATCCGACTTCGCTTGAATGGGGCAACATATCAGGAAAACCCAGCTGGATAGGTAGTACAAAGCCCTCTTACTCATGGGATGAAATTGGAGGTAAACCGTCAGTGTTCCCTACCAATTGGGAGAATGTTTCGGACAAACCCTCATGGATAGGCGCCACCAAACCAACCTATAATTTCAGCGAGATACAGAACAAGCCTACTACTATTGCAGGTTATGGCATCACAGACGCCTACACCAAAAACGACATATCCGGGCTATTAGCCGATTACGTAACCAAATCGGGTGCACAGGACATTACAGGTATCAAGTCGTTCATAAACGGCTTAAATATCGGTGATATACTTGTGAAGAAGCATTCTGACGGAGTGGTTGAGTTAGACGGTGATTTGATTTTGACAGGTAGTCTTACCATGTTTGCACAAGGCAGTCATACGGCATCAACCATTCTTGATGCGCTTCCGATTGACAATACCACATTATCCAAAGATGGTGATGTATTAAGCGTAATAGGCGGTGTTGGAGGTGGTTCGGTAGACGGGATTATCCTTAACGGCACAACCTATTCTCCTGATGAAACCACGAAGCTTATTACATTGCCTAATTACCCAACCACATTGCCAGCAAGTGACGTGTATTCTTGGGCCAAGCAGCCGAACAAGCCGAGTTATTCGTTTGATGAGTTGTCCTCTCATCCTACTACGCTGGGGGGATATGGGATTACGGATGCTTATACGAAAACGGATGCGGATAGCAGATATTTCAGGCATATCGGAGATACGTATGAAGATGGCAGAAACACAGGATGGATAGGATTTGGTACTGGTACTTATATTAACGCTTATCCTGATGGAATTGCACATAAAATATACTCTTATGGACAAGTAACATCGTTTAATTCAAGTTATTCAAGGCTTGAATTGTATTCTACTCATACATCATCAGATCCAAACGATGGCAATAATGGCATACAATTTAGATCAGGATGGGATGATGATAAGAAAAGCTGGCGAATGCTTCTTGATGAAGTTAACTATCTTCATTATACAGATAACCGCTACGTCAACAAGGCAGGGGATACGATGACGGGGAAACTGAATGTTCCAAGCATTGAATTAACCACTATAGCAGGCCTAAAGTTTACTGACGATATATTAGGAGGTTCGGGTGATGTTGCCAAAATGTATATAACAGGAACGGGAGAGGCTCAAAAATGGACGTTTGAAGTTCAGAATGATTCTGATGATGAGATCGTATTCATAACTCCTTCGCCCAATGGACTTAAACATAATAATGAGGTCATATTCGATAATGGCAACAAACGAGACATGTTCGGAAGCATGAACGAAGCCTTTACCGCATGGGGAGACGAGCATGTAATCAATGTCGAAGGAGATGCAAACACATACTATCCGGTGGTTATTACAATAGATGGCACAAAAACATGGAACAGTAGGATTAGCATATATAAAAACTTAGGAAGCAGAACTCCCTCTTATCCGGGAAATCATAGTAATGGCACTTCATCCATGTGGGCCATGTACGAAGGACGCTATTATGGTTGGGACGGAAACAGCGGATATATCGTTACAAAATATGTCAGACAGCCATATGCTACCCTAATATCAAAAGCTGAACATGCAGGTAATTCTGTCGGTGCGCTTGTTGTGTATCTAAGAGGTGGTGGATGCGAATATATGGTATGCACTGATTATCGCAGAGGCGTAAACGTGTATTACGAAAGAACAGAAATTAGCGGTAGTAGTGAATATCCTGTCTATGTAGAGCCGACCACGTCCGTAGGTAATAAAGGGGTATTAAATATGGTATCTTACGATTACTTAGTTCAAAAGGCCGTTAGATTGGAGACCCCTCGCTATATCTTCAGCAAGCCTTTTGACGGCACAAACAATGTAACAGGAGGGGCTAAGTTTAATAGTATCTGTATTGAGACAGATAACAGCGGAAATGATAGCGGAAGAGGTAGTGAGATAAATAATTATAACGATCATCTGTACTTACAGCATGCTTCTCCTAATAACTTATTTTGCTGTATGGGTGGCGGCAACGTCGGCATAGGCACTACATCGCCGGGTAATAAGCTTTATGTAAATGGAGATATTGGGGTAGCTGGAACTATCTACTTCCAAGGTATGTCAGGTGGCAACGAGCGCAATTTGCTATACCAGCAAATGGCAGATAATGATTTATTCCGTATCAGGTGCGGTGGCCCGTCAAATCAAGGCTGGGTAGAGATTGCAACAGCGGATGACGGCACAGAGCCTATCTATGTAAGGCAATACACAGGTGAGTTTGCGTCGATTGCAAGAACTTTAACGCTGTTGGATGAGAATGGAGACATGAGGCTTGCCAGTAGTATATTTTCAGGTAATTGGTTTCGTTCTACTGGGGACACAGGCTGGTTTAACGAATCCTACGGCGGCGGTATATACATGACAGACAGCACTTGGGTAAAGGTGTATAATAATAAACATTTTCAATGTAACGGGACAATTTTCGGATATAGATATACTACCAATAATAACGCCGCCGCCTTTTCGTTTGATAAGCCCGGCAGTTATATGGCAGGAATTGGCTCAGGCGGAAGTGACAGCTTGGTTCGCTTAGGGCCTTGTGATTCTACTGGAGAATGGCATGACTGGGGCGGTCAGACATGGCAATTGTACGGCAATTTCCTTACCACTGGCGGAATAACCATGTATTCCGACTTAAGAAAGAAGAACGTCCTGAACAGCATCATCGTACCTCTTGACGTAATGGCAAATGCTGACCTTTTCGATTACACTTTCAAGACAGATGAAAAATGCAAGGTCAGAGCAGGAACGAGCGCCCAGTATTGGAACGTATTTCTTCCACAGGTGACAGACACAGACAATGAGGGCTTCTTCACAATGAGTTATGATGTGCTTGCAACTACATGCGTACTGTCTATCGCGAAGCATTTCCAAAGATTTTTGATGGAGGACTTCAATAACCACGAAACGAGAATAGAATTTCTTGAAAGAGAGAACAAGGAGCTGAAAGATAGCAATAAAGAAATGATGAACCGTATTATCGAACTGGAAAGGAGGGCAGCATAATGGCAATAATACCCGATACCAATATTAACCTGTCAAACAACATCGGTGCGGTGCTGAGGGATGCAGGGGGAAATGTGGGTGTAAACAATGCGTTGAGCTACTTTACAGCGGATGCGAAATTGAATAAGTTCTCAAGATATAAACCCGTAGCATATCCGGCGTTATTTGATATTTCCGACGCAGACAGAAGAAGTGTTGGACATGGCATAACCATTGATGCGTATGCTTTCTCCAGCTTTGAGCAAGAATATATTATCCAAGCAGCGCATGGAGACTGGAAATATAGACTTCCCGCAGGAGGTGAGAATGAGCCTTTTAGACTTTCAGATTTTAAGAATTATTACACAGATGCTGTTCCTCCGATACAGGCGGTATATCCTGCCAGTGGTTGGGAAATAAACAACACATCGCAATCATTCTTAGATATCAACTTTGATTTAGACCCGGATGATAGCACTTATAATTTGCAAGCCTACGATCTTATTGAAGGCAAAATTGATTTAAGAGAATGCTATTTCGAGGGGGTTCTGTGCGATTATAATGATAACATATTGCAATATTCAGAAAGTTCGGATACAATACTTGATTCTTACGGAAACTTGCAGAGTGATTACATAACCTTTAGAATAGACGGATTAGATCAGATGCAGCCCGCTTACAGATATCGCATATATCTATGTATGTACTATTACAATAGTGGGAAGTTTTATTTCATACCGTTGCCTAAACAGGGTGACTTTAATCCGGCAATAATGTATCTAAACGTTTCTTCCAATGCAGAAGAAGGCGGTGGCGGCATTGACAATCCGGGTAATGATATTGCTTTCAGCCCTTCATTCGGTCATGAATATTACAGAGCGAACGAATGTACTGACGAGTTCTCAGGAAACATGGTGATGAGTAATACTACGGGTGAGCTTCTCATCAGAGTTAAGTTGACAAATACGTCTAATTTCCCGGCAACATTTAAGAAGAATGATTTCAGGGCATATCAATTCTATGACGGAGATATAGATAAGTATCCAACATATATGTTTGAAAAGGAGCCGGGAAGTGTATCGGGTGGAGTTACAAGCATATCCGTTCCTGCTAATGGATCTAAATATGTTTGGTTCTATTTTCAGGATATACTATACAATATAAAGACAGGTAATATCAATACTACGGTTGAAATGAACTTCAACCGAAGCGGAAAGGCTATATGGAACGGAGCATTAAATTATTATCATGGTTCAGTAGGCTGGACTTCTAAATAACCAATAATATGAAACAGTTCAAATCATTATCAGACAAGCGGCTTATCATTGAAGCCGAGGTAAACGGAAAGAAAGGCTTCTTCCTTATTGATACAGGTGCGAGTGTTGGGCTTATTGCTGAGGACAAGGTAAAGAAGTTCGACATCGTGAGAGGACGCAAATACCCCGGCTCTCTTGTTGGTGCCGGCGGTGAAATGGAAGATGTGTATTACTGCAATACGCTTGTGCGGTTTGGCGGGAAAGATGTTCCGCAGTTCCTCATTACCGACATATCAGGCGCGAGAAACAGTATAGAGCGTGAGACCGGGATAGAGATACTGGGAATCATCGGACTTTCCCAAATGAAAATTATTGGGCTTCAAGTAGATGCAAATGACAATATGATAACAATAGAATAGTAAACCAATAAAAACAAAAGTTATGAGTACATCAACAACCGCTACTGAAAAAGTGGCTTATGAAAAGTTAGTGAGAGCAACAGTAAGAGTGAATAACTCCGTAGACCAATCTAAGGTCTATGACATTGAAGCGGATGCCGAGATAAACAACGGCATTGTAGGTAACATCAATTCAGGCACAGTGAAGAAAGACGGCTCACAGGTGGCTACTTTCAACAGCTACGGCAACGAGAACCTAAGCGTCAACCATAACGTGGGAGACAAGCAGGAACAGTGCGAGATTACCGCGGCCGTCAACACCTTTATTGCCGACACGAAAGCCAAGATAGCTACCGCACAGCCTGTTTCATTGTAATTGTACAACCATTAAAAGAATAATAAAATGAGCGAAAATAAAAAATCAAAAAAGGAAATGACAACGAATACCGTTCTGTCGGTATATAAGCTCCTTAATGATAGCAAACTTACCAAAATGGAAGATAAGGATAAGTTCATTGTGATTAAGGCGGTAAGAAAGCTCAAACCTATTGCGGCCGACTTTGACGATTTTCAGAAAGACGCGCAGGAAAAACTAAAGGGGGAAAACTTCGATGAAATGCAGAAGAAAGCCCAGCAATGGCAAAAGGATGGCGATAAAACCACTCTGACAGAAGATGAGCGTAGGGAAATCAACAAGTTCTTCAACGAATACTACAAGAAGTTGGAAGAGTGTTTGAAAGAAGAAACGGAAAGAAAGCATGAATTGGAATATGAAAAACTATCAGAAGATGCTTTCGGTAAATTCATCTCCAGCAATGACTTCAAGGTAGATGATATAATCAAAATTCAAGAAGTAATGGTTCAGTAGTCAAGAAGGGGTTGTGTCATGAAAAAGGTAAATGTTGATTTGTTAGTTGTCGGTAATCTATTGGTTATCAATAGTTTGCGGGGGGGGGGGTAAAATCCTCTAATTGGAATTGTTATGCAGATGAAAGCCTATATGAAGCGGACAGGGTCGTACATGGAGACTACAAGATTGACGGTGACAGTGATATGTCTATTGCTGTTACTGGTGGTATCACCATTATACGGAAGGAGGTATGATATGGCTATTGTACCTAATACCGATGTCAACCTTGCAGGGAACATACGTGACGTACTGAACGCTGCGGGGGGAAGTGTCACTAATGATGTGATAACATTCTTCCAAACGAGGGCTAACATCAACATGTGGGCCAAGTACAAACCCGTTCGCCATACAAAAAAATTCGACCTTACAGACGGAGAATTTCAAGACGCAAGGTATGGCTTGAACATACCTCAAGCAGGAAACTCTAATTTTGGAGGAAACAGGATATGGACGTATGAACTACCCGCAGGCGGAGAATATCAGCCTTTTAGACTTTCGGATTTTAAGAGCTATTACACTGATGCTATTCCTCCTGTTACGGTCTCCTTTCCGTCTAATATTTATGTCAACAACGACAATAGTCGCGTGGTTTATATAGACATAGATAGCTCCGCAGAGGGGATGCATCAGCCGTCTTATAATGTGTTAGTAAGGGAGCTGTTTCCTACAAGGCAGCATTGGTATATAGGCGTTGGTATTAAAAACCTGACAAGGAACCATCTTTTATGGAAAACGGTTTCACAGCCTCTTGAAAGTTCCGGTTCTAATGAATTTGAAATAACAGTCCCCGTACATAATAATTGGGAAAAAGGCGAGAGAGTAGCCGTTGTTGCCTTGCTGTGTTCAGAGGGATTTACAGGTGAACCAAATGACACTCCTACGTTTCCCGAATCTTTCTATTTATGTCCTACATCAAGTATTGGATATAAAGAGTTTACGCTGGAGTTCCTTTCTATAATAACCAAAGGCATAACGCTTGCTCCGTCAGACATTACAGTTGTTTTTGAAAAAAGATACGGAACCGATCCTAATTACGGACACTCTTACGCTTATGTTATTAATTATATAAGATATTCTCCTAAGAACGAGACCAGTGGCACTCTTCGGGTAGAGTTTTTCGTAGAGGTAGACGATTCAGAAGCAAGCGGCTACATATTTGACTTCGGAGGGTCGACTACTACCATATACGCGGGCTCTAAACAGACGAATATATCTCGTCCCACCGATTCAAGCGGAGGTGTAGGTAGCGATAGTACCGATTTCGTGAATATAACAATATATGCAAAAGTGCAGGGAGATACGGATAGACAGACAATATTTTCAAGGGATTTCAATTTTTACACTCAATCATGGGAATAATATAATGTTGGTAAACCGTATCAAGAGAGATGATAAACAAAATAATAACCCCGCTCCACTCTCACGAGCCAAACGGGGATGCAGTAGTTAGTTCTGATACTATGGATGATACAAATATATAAATAATTTCAAACAAGAAAAAGAAATGGATTAGATTAACGAAAAAGTATGTGGATAAAAAACCCGCCATGTTCTCACGAATAAGGCGGGCAAGGCAGACGAGCAATACGAACAGTAATCTTGATAACTAAAGTCTGCCTGATTAATCAAATTTACGCTTACAGTTTGTACGTGACACAAAGATACAATTTTTGTAATAAATGTAACGATAAAAATAATAGAAATGGGGCTTAATGACTGGTTGGCAATACTGGGGGCAATAGGAGGAAGTTCTACTATCACGTGGGCTATCACCTTTTGGGTGAACCGTAAAACTAATGCCAGAAAAGAAGATGCAGCCGCGGATGCTGCGGAGAACGAGAACGAACGCAAACAAGTGGATTGGTTAGAAAAACGGTTGGCTGAACGTGATTCAAAAATAGATACTCTTTATGCTGAACTTCGTAAAGAGCAATCGGCCAAGCTGGATGAGATTCACAAGCGACATGAAACAGAGTTGAAATTAAAAGAAGCCGAGGTGAAACGTTGTGATGTAAGAGGGTGTGGTAATCGCAAACCACCAAGCGGCTATTAATTTATAAGGAGGAAAAGAAATGAATATTAAAGACTACTTCGACATTCAGGAACTTGTATGCCGGCACGTGTACGAGAAGTTCGGTGATAACGCTTGGCAGTTCTTCGATAACCGCCTGTTGGAAACACTGCTTGTTATCAGGGAAAAACTTGGCAAGCCTATCTATGTGAATAATTGGCAGGTAGGCGGTAATCTGACACAGCGAGGTTTTAGATGCAATGTCTGCCAGCTTGTTGCAGAAAAGACAAGGCTTGAAAAAGTGTACGTATCGGCACACATGCAAGGTACGGGCATTGATTTCGATGTAAAAGGTATGACGGCTCTTGAGGTCCGTAACTGGATTAAGGCAAACCAAATACTTCTTCCGTATCCTGTCAGACTGGAGCAGGATGTTACTTGGGTGCATCTTGATATGCGTAATGACGGGACAAAGGGTAAAGTCGTGTATTTCAAAGGATAATTATTAACAATTAAATAAAAGCATTATGGCAGCAACAGATTTATCATTCAGTAAAAACGAGGAAAACAAGTACGTAGCATCTTTCGCATCCGAAGGGCCTGTTACCATACAGGTGAAGAGACAAGAAGCAGGTTCGCTAAATATCTATGCCAACATTGACGGCATGGATGCAATCTACGTAGGCGGCTATGGCCCGTACAACGGTAGTGCCAACTTGATTTTCAATGTAGATGTCCCGGCAGGGGTTAATGTGTCGGTTGAATCGTTTACGGAAGTATTGGAAGCTAAAAAAATAGGGCAATGAATAATATCGAACTAAACAAAGTCGCAATTCAGAGCATCGGCATTGACACCATACGTCTGCCGGGTGTCGGCTCTGCAAGCGCTAAGGGTTCGGGGAATTTGTTTCACAAGTCTCTTGTTGACGCTTGGTTTATGTCAGGATACAGCAATGATAATCCTCCTGCTTCGATAAGTGGTTACAAGGGGCATGAACTTGTGCTGAAGAACTTTGCGTTTGCTGGAGGTAGTGGGTTTGGGAAGTATGCTCAAAACTTTTCGTTATGGATATTTGGGATTAGAGTAAATGTTAACAGCACTAAACATTATAATAAATTTCATATTGTAAAAAATGCAGCGCATGTTAATAATTATTTTGGTCTATCAGTTGGCATTCCTAAAGTAAATTATAATAATTCCATTCCTTATAAATTAAAGATTACTACCGATTCTCAGGTTCCTGTTAGTTTTAAAATATCAAGTTCAGATGCTAATCTAAATACAACTGATGCGTTTCCTTATGTAGTTAATAATGGTGATATAATAGACGTACCTGTTATTCCTGAAGATATATTCAATAAATCTATTGAAACACGTATTTATTATACTGTTAATACGAATGCCAACATTTACTTTGATATTGAACTTCTTCCCGACAACGCAGGTTCTCTTGTATTCGATGGTGTAGATGATCATGCTGTATGTGACAATATGCCGATGCAAACGGATTATACAGTGATATGTAGGAGACAAATTATTAATATAAACAACTCTTCTGCTGTTGCTTCCAAACGTACTTATCCTGATGATATAGGAAGTTTTGGTGCTTTTGTTATTGAAAGAGTTACTGCTAATGGTAGTAAGGCTTTATATTCTTTTGGGAAAGATAATGCAGTTGATTCGTTTGATTCAAATCAAATAATATATCAAAGTAAAACCGCCTATAATGATAGAAATATCATAGCAGGAGATGCATCAGATACAAATATTTTGAGTTTAGGAGCGAATGCATATAATCTAAGTTTAGGTAGATGTCAAGAGTTTTCTAATGTTGCTATCTACTACTTCGCCCTCTACGATAAATCTCTCACTCCTGATGAAATAGAGCAAGAGAAGATAAAGTTAAATGAAATTTGGACTAAAAGATTAAACGGATGAAATATGTAATTGTAACAGTAGAATGGTGTTTGCAAAAGGGAATAGTAGTACCTGAGCATGCGCGTAAAAGTGTGAACGGAAGCAAGGTTATTCTTCATTATGACTTCGTGTCCCCTGTATTGACTGACGAGGATAAACTAACGGTTTACGAACATAACAGTAGAGAACTTGGTAGCATCCTGAATAGCAGGGAGTGGAAAAATGAAGATTCCTCTATTTCGTAACTTATAAACTATTTGCCATGAAAGAATTAAGAAATCTATTGTTTTGGGCGTCTGTTGGATTGCTGGCTATGCTGCTGGTGTTCGTGTTTGCTTCGTGCCGAACGAGGACGATCTATGTGCCTGTTGAAACCAAAGTGCTTGACAGTATAGTCTACCACGATACAACGTTTCAGGAGAAGCTGATACCTTACAAAGACAGCGTATCTACCCGCGATACTGTGTCATTCCTGCATAACCCGTATGCTTATAGTTATGCGTCTTGGAATAAGGGGATATTGAACCACTCATTAGGCATCTATCCCCAATCTACGGTGACGGTCAAGATACCTTACTTCATTGAAAAGATAAGAAGAATTGAAGTGCCAAAGCCCTATCCTGTGGAAAGGAAACTATCATGGTGGGAACGGTTTAAAATCAATTACGGAGGTGCGAGCATGATGCTAAATATTGCATGTGTCGCATTGGCCGTTATTTGGCTTGCCATAAGGATAAAAAAGAAATAAGTGTAGAAGTTGGCTTTAGCTGACGCTCTTTCGGGGCTTAGAGTAGAAAGAAAGCCCCTATCTCTTGTTCTCTGTCTGCGAAACGAACACAAGAGACAACAATCACAATCCGAGTTGTTACGAGGCTTTCGAGTTTAATAACGCCGGGTTGTGATTTTTGTTTTTAATAATTACATGTTTTAAAGCAGAATAATATGAAAACAGGAGATTTGTATCAGATTATGATGTCTACGGTATGCAGGCATACAGGGGTTGGAGAATTGGAACTGATAGACAGTAAAAAGGAAGAATGCGTTGATGCACGCTATCTTTTGGTGTACTTTCTATCGCAGTTTTTAACGGACGAGGAAATATCCCGTCAAACAAAGATACCCCGTCAGTCGGTAAACAGGATACGCAACCATTTTGATGTAAAGATAAACAAGTGGAGCGTAAAAAACTGCCTGCACGAAATTAGCTCCGAACTTGCCCATAACCCGCTCGTTTCTTCTATAATAGCACATTGATTCTGTCGTCCTTTGTCATGCAGCCTACATCGGGCTGCCTTGAAACAATAAATATTTTATGACTATGACAGCAGAAGATTTAATGGCAATGAAAGCCATGTCCGACGGAACCGACATGAGTTCCTACGAACACTTCATGGTGGCTGAAAAAACAGCGAAGAGACCCAGCGGAACATCAATTGCAGCTATCACTATCGGTAGTGCAGCCTTGTTAACTGGTATCGGTGCTTGGATTTTCGGTGGCGTTTATGCCGCACAGGGAAGCAAAGCTAACCAAAGAGACATTGACCGACTGGCTCAACTGGCTATTGCAGAACGCGCAGAACGTGTAAATCAGCAACCTCGCATGATTGACTACGTAAATGTTCAGACAGGCGCTACGGCTAACGCTTTGGCGGGAGCAGGAGCAAGCGCATACGCACAGGCAGAAGCACAGATCGTGGCTGACCGTTTGACTGGTCGCTCACAGATGTGTCCGCAGCCCGTAGCATTGTACAGCGCACCGCAGCCTTGCGGATGTCCTTGCAACGGCTAATTGCATTTCGGTATCGGGGAAGGGCACACTAAGCCTTTCCCTTTTTACAAAAAACATTGCTACTTATGTTTTGGAGAAAGAAAAAATACAATATGGAAATGCTGAAAATGATAAAGCCTACCAGTAAGGTTGCCCTGAAAATGCAAACTCTGATGATAGCCAAAGGAAACGTAGAGGAAGCGGAGAAGCTGTATGATTTTCTCGCTAAGGACATGGAAGACCTGCCTACGTTTGATGTTGTCCCTCCCACTACCATGCAGCAGGTGAAAGATACGGCGGGAACTATATTCGGCTGGGTAAAGGAGAATCAGAACGACATCATGCAGGGCATAGAGTTCTTGAAAAGCCTAAGAAAAGGAGGAGGGATGCCGCCTACGGGTGCAGCTCCGGCACAGCAACCTCTACCGCCATTATAATTAAAACGAATGCGCCATGAAAGGATTTGAACTAAAATTCAAGGTTTATGCCGAAACGCAGAAAGAGGCGGACGCTGCATCGAAAGCGTTGCAGGACTTTGTAAACGAACATGCTGCCGAGGGAAGAGCGGTAACAGCACAAAAGCTGACAGAGTGCGTTCCTAAGTGGAAAGACAACCTGTTTGTAAAAAATCAGATCATCAAATATTTTAAATAACAAAACAATATGAACGAATACATACAAGCCATTTACGAGATAGCAGTATCAAACAATAAGTTCCTGATAGCTACGGAACAACGGTTGATAAACATTGAAGCAAAACTGGATGCTTTGTTGAAAGCAAACTCCACTGTGCCCGCCAAAGAGCTGAGCCACCAAGTAGCAGCTCCGAAAGAATATCCTCAATCAGCAGAGGAAAGCGTTGCTGAATAAAAGTAATAAAAAAAAGAATTGTTATGAGCTGTTGTAAAAACAAGTCGGGACAGACCTCCGTACTGGAGCTTGTCCCCGTAGCCACAGGGACTACGACACCATCCCCGAGAATGTATTACATTGACCTGATTCATTATCTGTGTCGTAACCGGAACATCTGTATCACCGCCCAATATCCTTTGAGCGGGACCATGAGGGCTGTTTTGAAGTCTATTGATTCTTTAGGCGGAAACCTTTATTCGCTGTCTATCCAATTGGTGGGTACGGTAAGTTATCTGCCATACGTATGCGGATGCAACAATTGTGACGTATGCCCGCAGACAGATACTGTGTTCACTTCAATTACCGTACCGTTCTATTCAACCACAGTACCCACATCCGCAACACTTACCGTTACGCCTAATGTGCTGGTAAGTCCTACCAACGTACAAGACTGCTGCACGAAAACAAATGCGGTGGAAATAGAGTTCGGCCTGACTGTCACAAGCCCTGCTCCTGCGCCTGCCGTAGCTGCATTGCTTGGTGAAGATGAAAGCTTAGCAAACGAAACCAAATCATCCAAAAACAAGTAGTGTATGATTGGGGATGCAATGATAATAACCGTTTCCGTATGCCTGTTCATCTATTTGGGGCTTTTTGACGCCATATCAGGTGTTTTGAAAAGACTTGTTCCGGTAAACCCGGGAAAGATAGGACGCTTATCAGGGAAGCTGAAATGCAGCAAGTGTATCAGCTTTTGGCTTACGCTGGCTTACAGCATTGCATGCGGAGGTTCGGTTATTCGTTGCATCCTTGTTTCTTTTCTGTGTGCCTTGGCCGCACTATGGATTGATTTGCTTTTGGCTTATATAAACAAAAAATACGATCGGTTATGGGAAGATTTGTAATTGTAAAACCAAAGCCCGCAAAAACGGTTAAATGCCCGTCATGCGGAAAGAAGTGAAATATGAACAACAAGAAGATTATGAAGTTTTGCATGGACAGATACGTCAAAGAGTGTATCGACAACTGCAAGGACGATGGTGTCAAGGCTCTTTTGCTCTTACAGAAAGACATTGAAAAGAACAACGAACATCACCTTCGCCAGCAGGACTTGTTGCTTCAAATAATCAAAAAGCAAAGCAAGCCCAATTTTTGGCGGGAGGTAGGGGCAAACCTTACCGGAGACGCCATTTTTGAGGTGTTGCTAAGAGGTGCAAGCAGGATATTCAGATAA